TTCGTAGTCACACAGCAGGACGCTGACAATGAGCAAGAAATTCTGGAGCCGGAAGAAACAGATGCCGAGACCAAGCCGGTACCCGTTTCGGGCGAAGAAGAAACAGCCGGGGATGAAGTCCCCTTCTGATCACCGTTTCTTCAGGTCTCGCTTAGAGCGGGATGTCGCTGACGATATGGTTCTTCGGGGCATAGGCTACGAGTACGAGGCATGTAGAATAAAGTACATCTCTACTCGTGCCTATGTCCCCGATTTTATGCTGCCCAATGGCATCTTCATAGAAGTCAAAGGGTGGTTCAAAGCCAGTGATCGTGCCAAACATCTCCGTATTAAGGAGCAGCATCCTGAGTTGGATCTTAGGTTCTTATTCAGTAGAGCTAAACAGAAACTTAGCAGACAGAGTAGTACAACCTATGCCCAGTGGTGTGAGCGATATGGATTTAAGTGGTGCGAAAAGAAAATACCTCAAGGATGGATAGATGAAAACACAGGCAACACAGTCCAACAACAGCAGCAACAGTTCACTCTTTTTGAATCATGAGCCCTGCCCTAAGTGTGGGAGCAGGGACAATCTTGCAAGATTTGATGATGGTCACGGCTATTGTTTTGGGTGCCAATATTATGAGCAGCCAGGACAAGATGAACAAAGGACACCAGATGTGAGACAAAGACCATTGACAGTAGAAGGTTTAATCAAGGTTGAGTTTAAGGAGATACCTAAGAGACAGCTAGACGAAGACACATGTAGACGGTGGGGTTATGGAATCGGGAAGTTCAAGGGAAGACTGGTTCATGTCGCTCAATACATGGGGCCGAACGGTACAGTTGTGGCTCAGAAATTACGAGACATGAACAAGGACTTCATGTGGCTAGGAGATTCCAAGAAGGTTGAGCTATATGGTCAGCACCTGTGGAAGGCAGGAGGTAATAAGATTGTAGTGGTAGAGGGTGAGGTAGATGCCTTGTCTGTCTCGAAGATTCAGAGCCATAAGTGGCCAGTAGTGTCAGTCCCTCATGGGGCAGCCAATGCTGATCGAGCAGTATCCAACTCTATTGAGTGGTTGTCCTCCTTTCAGGAGGTCATCTTTATGTTTGATCAGGACAAGCAGGGTCAAGAAGGAGCGGCGAAAGCTGCTGCGATCTTACCTCCAGGGAAAGCGTTCATTGCTACCTTGCCCTTGAAGGATGCCAATGAGATGCTGATGAATAATCGAGGGGGAGAGCTGGTCTCTAGTATATTCAAGCCTAGAGCATGGAGACCAGATGGTATAGTGGATGGGAAAGATCTATGGGAACTCATCTCTACCCCTAATGATGCCGACTCCATCGCATATCCTTGGGCTAAGTTACAAGACATGACCTTGGGATGCAGGACGCATGAGATTGTCACCATCACAGCAGCTACTGGCACTGGCAAGAGTACCATATGCCGGGAGCTGGCCCATCACTGGGCAAAGAATGGTGAGATCATTGGGTACATCGCTCTTGAAGAATCCTTGAGGCGTACTGCCTTGGGTATTCTTGCCACTGAGTTGAGCAAGCCTGTCCACTTAGAGACCGAGGAGGTAGACCTAGAGGAATACAGAGCTGCATATGATCGTACCTTGGGGTCAGGGAACTGGTTCTTATACGATCACCATGGTTCTCTAGATCCTGAGAATCTAATCGGTAAGGTTAGATACTTAGTTAGAGGACTGGACTGCAAGACGGTGTTCATTGACCACCTTAGCATCTTGATCTCAGGGCAAGCCGATGGTGATGAGAGACGTATGATTGATAACACTATGACTGAACTTAGGAGTCTTGTTCAGGAAGTAGGGTGTCGATTGATCTTGGTCTCTCACTTGAGAAGGACTGAACGGAGTACAGAGGAAGGACTAAGCAGACCTGCGTTGAATCTTCTGAGAGGGTCCCATGCCATTGGTCAGATCAGTGATGTAGTCCTTAGTGCTGAACGTAACCAGCAATCAGAAGATAGTGACGAGAAGGATGTATCGATTCTGAGAGTATTAAAGAACAGACACACTGGAGATACAGGAGTGTGCGGTCAGTTGAGATGGGACAAGGATACGGCACGCTTGAAGGAGATCCTTAAAGAATCGGATGCCTTCTCTGTTAATACTGAGGTGGTAACTGATAGTGAAGGAGCATTCTAGAATGGAAGAAGCTAGATATATATTTGACATTGAGACCGATGGCTTGATTGACGATGTTACTACAATCCACTCGCTGGTCTTAAAAGATATCGACACTCAACAAGTGTACTCTTATGCCAGTGATAAGTCACACAATAGTATTAAGAATGGACTAGATAAGTTAGTTAACTCGAAAGTAATTGTTGGGTTCAACTCGATCCGTTTCGATATACCTGTCCTGTTTAAGCTGTTCCCTTCACTGGATGAGACTAGGCTGCTGGATGTACTCCATCTCGACTTGCTGGTATGTAGCAGACTCATCTGGACAGACATGTATGAGAGGGACATTAAGCAAGGCAAGACTCCTCCCTCCTTAAGAGGGAGGCATAGCTTGAAATCTTGGGGGTACAGGCTGGGTATGTTGAAGGGGGAGATGGAGAAGGAGGACTTCAGTAAGTGGACGCAGGAATTGCAGACATATTGTGAACGTGATGTGGAGATCAGTTACAAGTTGTGGCAACTAGTTATCTCCAAGGAGTACTCTCCCAAAGCGATGGCTATTGAGCAGATCTTTGCTGACCTTCTCTATCAACAAGAGATCAATGGGTTTGGGTTCGATGTGGAGAAAGCAGGAGAGCTTTACGGAGAGCTAGTTGAAGAGAAGACACAGCTCCGTACTAAGCTATCCAAGGATATGTATCGAGAGGTCGAGATGAAAACTCCTGACTGCTGGATAGATAAGAATACTGATCTTAGGTATAGCACAATCAAGGAGGCAAAACTTAGTGGGATAGGCAGGACTGACTTAGTGGAAGGACCGAAGAAGATCAAGAGGATTCAGTTTAATCCTACCAGTAGGCAGCAGGTATCAGATCTATTAGTAAAGGAGTATGGTTGGAAACCTAAGGAGTACACTAACGATGGTCACGCAAAGGTTGACGAGAAGATTCTATCTGCATTATCTTACCCTCCAGCAAAGGACATATCTCGTCTATTCCTCCTTGAGAAACGAATTGGACAGCTGGCTGAAGGAGAACAGGCTTGGCTCCGTCTTGTTAATGACGGAAGAATCCATGGAGGTTGCAATTCAAATGGTGCGGTCAGTGGTAGAGTCACTCATGTCCGTCCCAATCTGGCGACCGTTCCGAGAATCGGTAATCCTTATGGGAAAGAGTGTCGTTCTCTATTCATTCCTAGGGATGGTACTGTGCTTTGCGGCTTTGATGCTAGCGGCCTTGAGCTTAGGTGCGCGGCTCATTACCTATCTAGTTATGACAATGGAGCGTACATCAAAACAGTAACGGATGGCGATCCCCATGCTGCTAATCAGAAGGCAGCCGGACTGGCTACAAGAGATCAAAGTAAAACCTTTATCTATGCTCTCATCTATGGCGCAGGGTATCAGAAGCTAGGGTCGATAGCTCTACCTGATGGTGCTGAAAATGAACAGATTAAGATAGGTAAGCAGCTAAAGGAAAAGTTTTTCTTAGGCATGCCAGCCTTCAAGAAGTTAATCAATGCGATCCGACAGAAGTTTAAGATTGTAGGACACTTGAAGGGTTTGGATGGTAGAGAGCTAAGGATAAGATCAGAACACAGCAGTGTAAATCTATTGTTTCAGTCTGCCGGTGCTATCATTATGAAGCAAACACTTATTAACTTTTGGAAGACCCTACTACAGCAGGGGTATGTTCATCAAGAGGATTACTGGCTAGTGGTTAATGTGCATGATGAGTTCCAATGGGAGTGTGCGGAATATAATGCTGAACATTTTGGGGAGGTGGCTAGGAAGTCTATCAAACGTGCGGGAGAATTTTTGAAAGTCAAATGTCCTTTGGATGGAGAATGGAAGATGGGGAAGAACTGGTCTGAAACACATTAGGTATATCAAGGAGATTAACATGAAG